ACTCAATTCGTAAGATAGCTTACAAGTTTATGAAGGAAGGCAAGACCAACGCGACCAACTTAGACCACGAGACAGAAGTGGACGGAGTGTTTATGTTTGAGTCTTTCTTGATTGACGATACTAAGCCAACGCCTAAAGGTTTCGACAAAGCACCTAACGGCTCTTGGTTTGTTTCTTATAAGGTTGATAACGATGAGGTTTGGGCTCAAGTAAAGGACGGTACGTTTAACGGCTTCTCGGTTGAGGGCGTGTTTTCAGAATCTCGTCAGATGGACGTTGACAAAATGATTATCGAGGAAGTCGAGAAGGCTCTAAGATAAGGGGTTAAGGTTATCTATTCGGGTCGTGTAACAAGTGGCTCGATAGGTAAAACTTCTGTCTTTCTCTCCTTTCTTCCTGAAGTCTGCTATTTGGTAATATTTCTCTTTACTTATATAACCGCAAAGCCAACACTTAGAAAGGTCGTCTAACGCATCGACAAATAAGTAGAAGTCGCATTTCTGCCCAGTATTGAAGTTGCAAACTTTAGCCGCGTAGTAAGGCAAGGGCGTTACATCAACACCGACCTTTGTAGTCTTTACGTCTATTTTGTAACCGTCCACAATCAAGTCGTAGTCATAGGTTGCATTTGTATCTACGGAAGACTTTCTTCCTCTAAAATAGTCGGCAGTTATTACTTCACCGATTGCTCCGTAAATGTTTCCTTTTCCTTTTTCTATTGAGTTGTTCAAGACCTTAAACTCATAAAGTTCTTGCGCTCTTTTTCTTTGCTCTTCGCTTATAATTATTTCTACCATAATTACAAGATACGAATCTAAGTGGCACAATTCAAAAGAATTGCTATTTACATAAAAAGCAACCTATGAACATTTCAAAACTAGTAGGGGAAAGACTTCCCGAAATCAAAAAACTTCTTTTTAGCGAAACAACCGAAGAGGCTTTTGTCGATGCTAAGTTAATCGATGGAACAATTATTCGTTACGAGTCTTTAGAAATTGGAGCGGCTCTTTCCGTAGTTGGCGAAGATGGCGAGATTGTAGCAGCACCTGACGGACAACACGAACTCGAAAGCGGTGAAGTAGTAAGAACCGAAGAGGGTGTTATTGTTGAAGTGCTTGAGCCTGAAGCTGAAGAAGAAGCGGAAGAGGAGAAAGAGGAAGAAATGAGCGCAGAAGTTCCAGCGTTTGATGCAGATGCTTTCAAACTGGACATTATGAACTCGGTAGCTACTCTTATTCAAGCGGAGGTTGAGAAGTTCGCAAAGAATGACAAAGTAAGCGACATCGAAAAAGCGGTTAGTCTTATGACTGATATCGTTGAGAAGATGGCGGCTACTCCGAAGGAAGCACCATCTAAGAAAGTTGCTAATCCTTTTAATAAAGGAACTGACTACTCAGAACTTGCGGCTAAGATTAGCGCAGTAATGCAGAAACAAAACAAATAAAACATAAACCTATAAAACCTTAAACAATGGCTTTAGATTTAACTGGGCTAACCGCCTACATTGACGAGCAAAACTTCCCAATGGTGACGAAGAGTCTAATTGGAGGAAGAACGGCTTCTATGCTTACACCTCAAATTGGAGTGAAAGGCAAAACAAAGATTAACCTTATGGACGTTGACGTTGTAATGCAAGACGGCTCAGGTTGTGCTTGGAACGCTAACGGAGACGTTGATTTGACTCAACGCGAAATTGATGCGAAGCAAGTTAAAATTAACTTGGAGTTCTGTCCAAAGGAATTGAACGCTTACTATTGGAGAACACAAATGCCAGCTGGAACGCATCAGGAGGCTTTGCCTTTCGAGGAGCAGTTCGCTAACTACCTTGTTGAGAAAGTTCAAGACGAGATAGAAAAGGTAATTTGGGGCGGTAACTTTGCTACTGGAGTTGGTAACTTGGGAATGTTTGACGGACTTTTGATTCCAACGGCTTCTTTCACGGATGCTAACGCGGCTACTACTTCTTTCCCAGCACCGCTTACTGGTGGTATTAGCATTTCTAACATCTTAGAAGCAATCGAAAGAATCTACGTTGAAACTCCAAGCGCGGCAGTCGCTAAGTCAGATTTTAAAATCTTCTTGGGAACTGATAAATTCAGAACTCTTGCGGCGGCTTTGATGAACGGAAACGGTCTTTCTTCAGCTGGTGGTCAACTTAATAACTACACTTCAGACTTCGACCCACTAAGACTTATCTTTCCGGGAACAAACATCGAAGTAGTTGGTGTTGGTGGTCTTGAAGGATTCAACGCGGCTTACGGAATGTCAATGGCGAACGCTTTCTTGGGTGTCGATTTGGATGCAGATTCAAGCAAAATTGAAAGCTGGTATTCACAAGACGACCGTGTGTACCGTGTTGCAATGGAGTTCACAATGGGAACTCAGTTTGCTTACCCTGACCAAGTTGGTAAAGTAGCAATTTAATTTAACGGGGCGGCTTCGGTCGCCCCTTCACTCTAAAACAAAAATAAAATGGCATATACTTCTTGTGCACTCAGCTTGTCTTATGACCTAGATTGTCGTGATGCAGTAGGTGGGGTGAAGAGTGTTAGATTAGCTGGTCTTCAAGAATACGAAGCGTTAAGCGCAACAATCGCTGGCGGAGCAGTTACTGTAATTCCAGCAACCGCAACTTTCTACAAGTACGAGCAACTAAAAGAAACATCTTCTTTGACGGAAACGATTAATGGTTCTTCTCAAAATGGAAGCGTTTATTTTACTCCTGAGGTTGTGGTTGTTCTATCAAAACTTGACGTTACAAAACGAAACGAGATAAAAGTTCTTGCTTATCAAAGGCTTGTGGCTATCGTTGAAGGCAATGACGGCTCTTATTGGTTAGTTGGTTACGAAAACGGTCTTGAGTTAAACGCTGGGACTTCAGCTACTGGGACTGCGTTTGGAGACCTTTCTGGTTACAGTTTAACGCTTTCGGGAATGGAAAGAGAACCAATGGTTTCTATAACTCCAGCTGATGTTGCTAACGTAACTTTTTAAATACTATCTTTACAATCTCTTTCGGGAGTTCTTTTCTTAGTTCTGTTTTGAGACCCTTGCCATTCGGTGAGGGTTTCTTTTTTTACAGATGGCACAAAAAAGGTAATTTGCTATCTATATAAAAACACAATGGCTTCAACCGTAACTGCCGCAACGGCAACTGTTCAAATAGTAGAATCTCTAACGCTCGGAAACGTAGATAGAGGCGGCTCACATACTCGCACAATTACCAACGTGGCAGAGGCAGACCGTAGGGTTATGACCGTAGCTCATTCAGGAGAGATTGACTTAATCGAATTGAACTCAGCTAACGGAAGAGGGAAGTTTGTACGTTCGGCAATTCGTTACATTAGAATTACAAACCTTGACGATACTAACTTTATCCGAGTAAGGTTCAAGAAGTCGGGAGCAGAAACGGCAGACGTTAAAGTTGATGCTGGTGCTACATTTATGCTTTCAACGGGTTCTATGGACGTTGATGCAACAGCAAGTGCGTTTAGTGCTTTCGTTGACATTGACGACATCTCAGCACAAGCTGACACGGCAGACGTAGACGTTGAATTTGTTGTCTTTGCAGTTTGATAAACATCGAACGAAATAGCCCGAACGAGATAGCCTTAACCTTGAAAGAAAGGGGGACGGCTACCTATTACCTTTTTAAATTCCAATCGGATAACACCGAAGCGGTGGAGTATTGCATTGCAACGGATTCTAGTTCTTTCCCGAATAGGTATAATAGGTTTACAATAACAGAACAAACAAGCCCCGATAATCTTAACGCTCAGGTGGAAATGACCACAGAAGGACAATGGCGATACTATGTTTACGCAAACGTCTCAAGTTCTAACCTAGACCCTACTGGCTTAGTTGAATTAGAAAGCGGCATTGTAAAGGTTACGGGAACAACCACACCAGTTACCAGCTACTCAGGCGGCAACTCTAATTATGTAGTGTATGGCTCTTAAAGTATTAAACTTTGGCACTCAAAAAGTCCCAACCTTCAAGGAGGCAAGGGGCAAAGATTGGATTCTATTCGGAGACGAAGGCGAATACAAAAACCGTTACCCGGAATACCTTCTTGACCTTTACAGAAGGAGCGCAAAGAACCACGCTATAATCAAATCTAAAAAAGATTATGTAGTCGGGCAAGGTTGGGCGGTTAACGCTGAAGGATTGGACACTATGGGACTTGCGAAGTTGCAAGAGTTTATCAACCATCCGAACCAATACGAGTCTTTAAACGACATCTTAGAGAAGGTTGCGCTTGACTACGAACTATATAACGGCTTTGCTCTTGAAATAGTTTACAACCAACTTAACGACAAGATAGCGGCAGTTTATCACGCTGACTTTGCAAGGTATCGAAGCAATGATGACGGCTCTTGCTATTACTACTCGGAGGACTGGAGCAAACACAACCCAGTAGTTGAGAAGATAGAAGCGTTTAACTGGAAAGAGCCAAGTGGCAAACAGTTACTTTACGTTAAAGGTTATTCACCTGACTGCAAGTATTACCCACTACCGACTTATTTAGGGTCTACTTCTTACATTGAACTCGATACTGAAATTGCGAATTTTCATCTCAATAGTTGCAAATCGGGATTTGTTGGCGGGACTATCGTATCTTTTCACAATGGCGAACCCACCGTTGAGGAGCAAGAACAGATTGAAAATCAGATAGTTAGCAAATTTTCGGGTACTGATAATGCTAATTCAATCGTCTTAAACTTCGCAGATTCTAAGGAACGAGGAGTTGAGATTCAGCAACTAAACGGAAACGACTTCGATAAGCGTTTCGACATTCTAAACAAGACGGTACAAAGAGAAATCTACGCTGGACACCAAGTAACCGACCCAGCTTTATTTGGCATCAAGGAGGACGGAATATTCACTTCAAGAAATCAATTAGTTGATTCGTTTGAGTTGTTCCAAAACACCTACATAAACAACCGTCAACAGTTTATTGAAAGGGTGTTTAACGAGTTAGCTTCTTTGCAAGGGCTTTCAAATCGTCTTTATATCCAAGATACCGAACCGATAAGCGTTCAGTTCTCAGAGGCTACCGTTACGTCTGTAATGACTCAAGAAGAGATTCGCGAGAAGGTCGGACTTCCAAAACTTGAAAAACCACTTGAAGCGGCTAAGACTTCAAAAGACGAGGACGACTTATTAATTGAACACTTCAAGAATTGCGGCTCAACGTATTACGAAGCAGTAGGAAACGGTAAGGCTTTGAACTTTGAAAGCGAGACATCCGCAAGTCTACACGAAGAACTTAACCGAAAGTATTGGTTCGCTGAAGTTAACCCGATTGACACGGCTATTCTTGACATCTTAAAGAAGAATCCAGCCACTCCATTCTTAGCAATTGCGGAGCAGTTACAACTATCTATTGAAAGAGTTATGGCTGGGCTTCAGGTATTGAATGAATCGAACGCTATTGTGTTGGAGATTGGCGAAGTGCTAGACTCTAGCCAACGAGTCGTGAATATTACCAAAGAAGGCGAAAGATTACTTAAAGAAATACCACCAGTAGAGGAAGAGTTCGTTATTAGATACACTTACGAAAAAAGACCCGGAGTAAGTGGCGATTCTATTATTCCAACGACTCGCGACTTTTGTAGGAAGCTGGTTAAATTGGTGGAGGAAGAAAATAAGTCTTGGCAACTTGACGAAATACAAGACATAGGAGTAAGTCAAAATAGAAATGTATGGATGCGAGGCGGTGGCTTTTGGGGTAGTAGTTACCATTGCCGCCACTACTGGAAACAGAAACTAATGCGTATAAAGAAGTAAGATGGCTAACGTATTATTTATATCCGAAACTTTCCTAAAGGACAATACTCTCCTTCACGAGAATATTGACTTTAAATACTTGCGCCCCGTTGTTCTAATGTGTCAGGACATACACATCCAACACAAGATTGGAACTACTCTTTACGATGAACTAAAAACTCAGATAACCGCTTCAAGTTTAACTGCCGCAAACCTTACGCTTTTAGAAAACTACATTCAACCTTCTTTATTGTATTGGGTACAAGCTGAAGCACCTACGGCTATTTCTTACAAGTTCCTAAACAAAGGACTGCACCAACAAAGTTCTGAGAACAGTTCTAACGCTTCGCTTGATGAGATTAATTTTATACAACATAAGTACCGAGATAAAGCGGAATGGTACACGGAAAGGTTAGTAAATTTCTTACTAGAAAACAGTACGAACTATCCAGCTTACGCCAACCCGAATAGCGGACTTGATACAATACAGCCCGACACTAGAACTTACACAACTGGTATGTTTCTAGGAAACAGAAGAAGAAACATAAGTTTAGAAGATAAATATGAGCGTAAACGTAAATCGTAAGAACTTAGACAAGCTAAAGAAATATGTACACGCTCAACGAAATACTAACCTTAATCGAAAACGAGGCGACTGCACACCTTCAGGTGAACCAGTACGGACACGGGGACGTTTGGGAAATCAACCCGAAGGAACTTGACTACCTTGTTCTTTGGGCTATTGAGGAGAGCGTTGTATTAAGCGA